CGCCGCCCGTGCCCGGCCCCCAGAGGGCGGCGGTCTCGATGCCGCGGGCCGTGACCGCCGCCTGGTCCATCCGGACGAACGCCTCGGCGGACTGATTGGTCTGTTCGAGGAACTGGCGGGTGTACAGCGTCTGCGCGCCGCCCGTCCTGGGGGCGAAGGGCACCTGGTCGATCACCTGATTGGTCCGGGTGACGGGATTGCCCTGCGTCACCCAGTTGTGCACCGCGGCCGTCGTCTGCCGCGGGATCGCGAACAGCCCCTGCATGCCCTCCATGACCCGCGCCCCCATGGCGACGGTGACCATCCGGGCGCGGAGGATGTCGATCATGTCCGTGTCGAGGATCAGCGGGATGGAGCCGGCGCCGGCGGTCGTGTCGAGGTCGTAGCCCTCCGTCGCCGCCGTCCGCATGCCGGTGGATTCCATCCACCGCCGGGTATCGCGCAGGTCCACGGGCAGATTGTTGGGGATGACGATCCCCTCGCACGGCCGCAGCCCTTCCCTCGTCCGGCGCCGGCTGAACTCGTCGTGCACCTCCTTCTCGATGCCGGTGAGGTAATCGCCGGTGATCCCCTTGCACGCCTCCCGGATGGCCTTGAGCATCGAGTAGCGATGCCGGCCGTTCCTCGTGTTCGCGGGGTCCTCGTGGGGGAGGAGCTCCGTCTTGCGGGCCGACGACTGGCCTAGCACCGCCGCGCGGCGATCCACCTCGGCCCAGATCGAGGTGCTCCGCGCCTGCAATCGTTCGGCGTCGTCCACCTGCTTCGCGAACGCCTCCGCCTCGTCCAGCAGCGACTGGACGCGCGTGGCCTCGTCGTCGTTCAGGGGGCGTCCGTCGGCGACGATCTGATACGCCTGGGCCTGCTGGATCTTCTCGGCGTGGAGCCGCTTCAATTCAACGACGGTGGGCATGGGTCTGCTCCGGTCCGGGGAATCGGCGACGGGCGAGCTCTAACCGGAGCCGCAGCGTCTCGGCGGACATGCCGCCGGGGCGCCGGCCCGCAGCGAACGCCGCGCGGGCACGGTCGAGCGAGGCTTGCACGGTGGACGAGACGGACGTGTCGAGGAAGGCGGGGAACGAGACCGGCCCGACGTCGAAGAGATCCGATACCTCGAGGATCGTGCGGACGGCCAGGTCGTCGGCGACGTCCCATCGGTCTTCCTTGACGGTGCATGTAAATGAGCATCCATCCATATCGCCGCGACGGATCGCCTCGACGTAATGGCGGGCCATCTCGGTGTCGGGCGGCTCCGCCTCGAATTTCAGGCCGCGCTCGTCGGAGGCGAGCGACAGCGTGCCCGATCGCGTCCGGCCGAGGAGCAGGTCCGGGTTGTGGTTGACGAGGAAACGCACGTCCGAGGTGATCACGACGCCGTCGAAGGCGTGCGGGGACACGCGGGTGCGGAATCCGCCCAGGTCCTCCGAGAGCCCGGTGTAGGTGGCGGCGTACCCGACGATCCGGGTCCTCCCCTCCTCCTCGACCCGCGCGAAGACCTCGCAACACGGCCTGGCGTACACGGCGGTGAATCGCTCGCGATTCCTGTCGGCAATTCCGCTCATTGGAGGGCCTTTTCCGTCGAAATATGGCCATTTTGTCGATGATTTGCGATGCGATTCGCCCCCCGGGCGAACCCCGCGGTCTCGTCCGGCGTCTCGTCCGGCCCCGTCTCGCCCTCGGCCTCCTGGCGCTCCGCCTCGGGGGCCTCCGCGTCGAGCTCCACCATGTTCGCGGGGCGGAAGCGTTTCTGGCCGCCGCCGTCGGCGCCGATGGGATTCATGCCCTCGAGCTCGCGGATCTCGTCGGGAGACATTCCGAATTGAAACATCTTTTGATAATATTCGGCGAGATCCTTGACGTTGGCCCGCATGATCGCCCGGATGTCGTGCCGGCAGTAGAAGCCGGCCCGCACCTCCTCGTCGGTGAGGAGCTTGAGGTTGAGGCATTCCTCGATCCGCACGCACCACGGCCGGAGGCAGGTCATCAGATAGTCGAGGTTGGCCTGTTCGACCGAGGCGTAGCTCGACTGGCTGTATTCCTGCAACTTGTGGGGGGGCAGCCGCAGCAATCGGCAGATCTCGATCACCTGGAACTGGCGCGTCGCCAGGAACTGCGCGTCCTCCGGGTCGATCTGCGTCTCGACCCAGTCCATCCCCTCCTCGAGTATCGCGATCTTGTTGGCGGAGGCGGAGCCGCGGTGGATCGAGTTGAAGCTGTCGCGGAGATTGGCCCGCGACTCGGGCTTGAGGACCCCGGGGTACTTGATATAGCCCTTGGGGATCGCCCCATTCCCGAAGAGGGAGGCGCCGAATTGCTCGGCCGCCTTCCCCAGCCCGATGCACTCGCGGGCGAGCCCGACCGGGGAATACCCGACGAGGCCGTTGAAGCCGAGGCAGGCCAGATGGAGCATGTTCTCGGGGTAGACCTTGGCCACCCTGCCCGAGCCCGTGATCCACGTCATCATCGCGCGGGCCGCGTTGGCGATCTCGTAATACACCGTCTGATCGGGCTCGATCCGCGGGGTGACATTGGCCGGATTCAGGAGATTGAATCCCTTGACCTGTCCGGCGTTGGACCACTCGATCTCCGCATACGCGTTGCCCCACCCCAGGGCGTGCGCGATCCACGCCTCCCGCCAGTTCATCGAGCTCATGAGCCTCCGCTCGCCCGAGGGCGAACGCTGGAAGGCCCAGCTCACGGGATGGTCCTTGACCAGCCGCTGGCCGCCCCGCGGCTTGCGGCGGAACACGGCGACGGGGAGCGAGGCGACGTCCTCGGAGATGACCCGGATGCCCGCGTAGTAGGCCGTGAACGAGAGCGCCGTCTGCGGCGTGACGACGATGCCGGCGATGGAAGGGGTGACCAGGCTGCCCGGCCAGCCGGTGGGCCCGGGGGTCGCATAGGACTGGCGCCGGGCCGCATCGCGGAGGAACTTCGGCTTCCGCTTGGTCAGTCCGCGCATGGCCCCCATGTCCAGTCCAGCCCGGCCCGGAGCTCGAGCCGCGCCCGATCCATCGCGTCCGCGATCACGCCGAAGCCCGGCGGGCCGCCGACGGGCGTGTTCCGGGCAAGGATGGCGATCGCTCGCTTCATCGCCGCGTGCGCCACGTGGAGGCGGTTCTCCATCTCGCGCCCCGCCCCGGAGGGGCCGAACGCCACCATGAGCGGCGAGATCTCGGGGATGTGCTGGCCCTCGGGCGGGCCCTGCCATTGCTCGCTCTCGACGATCAGCGTCAACTGGCGGGGCAGCGGCTCGAAATCCGCCTGGGCGATCCGCGCGTCCTCGGGCAGCGCGTCCCGGACCACGCGGAAGTGATGCGCACGCATCCCGTAGAAGCTCGTGAGGAATTGCTCGGTGAGGATCAGTCGGCGACAGCCCATCAGACGATCATCAATCCCTGGGTCTCGTAGATGCTGGGCCGGACGACGTCCGGGTCCGCGATGGCCGCGGCGAGCGCGTCGAGGAGCGCGGCCAGCCCGTCGATGCGCTCGGACGCGTGCGACTTGTCCAGGTACATCAGGCCCGTGGGCCCGCGGCGCATGACCGCGTTGGCCACGTTCCATGCCAGGATCGGATTGCCGCCGTGGCGGATCCTGCCGGCGAGGATCAATTCCTCGAGCCGGACCATCGCCTCGTTCATCGTCTGCGGACCCTGGGAGATCCCCTTGACGTTGATCCCATGATCGTTGAATAGGCGATTGAGGAGGAGCGTCGCATAGGCGCGGTCGGCGTTGATCTGCCGGACGGGATGGGCGTCATCCCAGCCGGCGATGGCCCTCTCGATGACGTTCTGATCGGTGGCCTCGCCCTCGGTGAAGGTCAGATATCCGGCGCGCTCCCAGGCCGCATAGCGGTCCGCGTTGCGAAGCTCGTCGCGCCATTTCCCCCGGCGCGGGGCCCAGCCGTGGGCCAGCACGTCGAATCCGCCCTCGCCGTCGGCGAAGATCCGCACATAGACGCTCATGTCGCCCGTGACGCCCAGGTCGAGGCCCCCGTAGCAGGTCCTGCGCGCCAAGGAGTCGCGATCGACGGGCCCGGCGCAGGCCGCCCAGCGCTCCGCCTGGAGCCACCGCGTCGCCT